TACATCGACCATGATGTCTCAAAGGAAATTGGCCACATTGGCACATTTGAGTTTCGCCATGACCACACCTGGATTGTGAAAGAGGAAATGGAAAAAGAGGCGAAAGATGGCACTTAGCACCTATGCGGAACTGAAAACTTCAATCGGGGACTGGCTCAATCGCTCAGACCTGACTTCTGTCATTCCTGACTTTATTTCCCTGGCTGAAGCGCAAATCGAAAGAACATTGCGCACCAGGCAAATGTTGACCAGGACAACATTAACAATTGACTCAGAATTTGAGTCAATACCCAGTGATTTCCTGGAAGTCAAAGCGCTCAAATTGACCAGCACAAATCCAGACACACCATTGTCTTTTATGACAATGGATGCCTTGGACCAGGAATCGACAAAATTCACAGCCAGTGGAAAACCAAAGTTTTTTGGTGTGGTTGGCACTCAATTCAGATTTGTCCCAACACCAGACTCAAGCTATACGGCTGAAATTGTTTACTTTGCAAATTTGAACAAATTGTCTGGAAGTGTTTCAACCAATTTTGTTTTGACATCAAGTCCTGACATTTATCTGTATGGATCACTGTTACAGGCTGCACCATATTTGCAAGATGATGCGAGAATCCAGACATGGGCGACTCTTTATGAGCGTGCGTTAAACGACTTGCAACTGGCCGATGATCGAGGCTCGACTTCTGGAGGCACTTTGTTGACGCGCGCAAAAACTTTTGGTTAAGGACTAAAAATGGCAGATACAACCACCACCAATCTATTGCTTACAAAACCAGAGGTTGGCGCATCAACAGATACCTGGGGAACAAAGATCAATAATGATCTGGACACCATTGATGCATTGTTTGACGCTGGGCCATTGCTCAAAGTCACAAAGGGTGGTACTGGTGTTGGCACAAGCACTGGCTCTGGAAGCAATGTGTTGTCAAATTCGCCAACACTTGTCACGCCAGCTCTTGGCACTCCATCTGCTGCTGTATTGACCAATGCAACGGGCCTGCCAATATCCACTGGTGTCAGTGGATTAGGCACTGGCATCGCCACATTCCTGGCCACGCCATCATCAGCCAATTTGGCAGCTGCCGTGACTGATGAAACAGGCACTGGAGATTTGGTATTTACAAATTCACCAACTTTGGTGACACCAGCTCTTGGAACACCATCAGCTGCTGTGCTGACAAATGCAACTGGTTTGCCATTGTCAACTGGTGTGACTGGATCACTGGCAGTGGCCAATGGTGGCACTGGCCAGACGAGTTTTACTGATGGCCAGCTTTTGATTGGCAATAGCACCGGCAACACTTTGACCAAGGCATCGCTGACTGCTGGCTCTGGTGTGACCATTACGCCAGGCGCTGGATCAATTGAGATTGCATTTACTGGTCCAGGTGCTGGATCAGTCACAAGTGTGGATGTGTCTGGTGGCACTACTGGCTTGACAGCCACTGGTGGCCCAATCACATCATCAGGAACAATTACCTTGGCAGGGACATTGGCTGTGGCCAATGGTGGCACTGGTGCAACTACTTTGGCTGGGGCTAACATCCCAGTTGTCAATGTCGCCAACACTTTCACTGGCACTCAGACTTTCTCAGGAACATCATCTGCAACAGCCATTGTTCTAAACGATGCAGCAGAGGTAGCGACAGTATCTGCAACAGCAGCTACAGGCACGATTAACTACGACATTACAACTCAGTCTGTCTTGTATTACACAAGTAACGCAAGTGCTAACTGGACAGTTAACTTCAGAGCCTCTAGCGGTACATCATTGAATACTTTGATGAGTACAGGTCAATCAATGACTGTGGCTTTCTTGGTTACTCAAGGCTCTACCGCTTACTACAACTCTGCTGTGCAAGTTGATGGCACTACATCTGGTGTTACAACTAGGTGGTTAGGTGGTGCGCCTACTGCTGGTAATGCAAGCGGTATTGATTCTTATCGTTATCTGATTATCAAGACAGGTAGCGCAACATTTACAGTCTTGGCAAGCAACACACAATTTAAGGCTTAATCCTATGCCATTACAAGCAACTAGCGGTGCAGCTTCTTATGATGGGTTTGGTGGTGGTGTAGCTGCTGTTCCTAACTACATTGAGGATATGTTCAGCACATACCTCTACACAGGAAATGGCTCTACACAGACCATTACCAATGGCATTGACTTGTCCACTAAGGGTGGAATGGTTTGGCAAAAAAGCAGAAACACAACAGCGGGATATCAACACGTTTTGTATGACACAGTTCGTGGTAGCACTAGCGCATTATTTTCATCTTTAACTAATGCCGCTGTAACATCTGGCGGTACATATACAACTACATTTAATACTACTGGATTTACTACAAATACATCTGGTGGCAATATAAATCAAAGCGGAAACACTCAAGTTTCATGGACATTCCGCAAGCAACCAAAGTTCTTTGATATTGTGACTTATACGGGTAATAGTTCTGTTCGAAACATTGCGCATAATCTTGGCTCGGTTCCAGCATGCATCATCATCAAAAACATTTCGGTTTCTGGTGATGCGTGGCAGGTTTATCATCAAAGCCTAGGGAACACGGCTAGATTGTTGCTCAATACCACAGACGCCAGTTTGGGCGGCGTTTGGAACTCTACCAGCCCAACCGCTACAGAATTTACAATAAACAGCAGCGGATTCGTCAACCGCTCAGGCGAAACCTATGTCGCCTACCTATTCGCCCACAACGCAGGAGGCTTTGGTCTGACTGGTACAGACAATGTGATTTCGTGTGGGTCTTATACAGGTACTGGTGCGGCAGGAAACGCAATTACTTTGGGTTACGAGCCACAGTTCATTATTGTCAAACCTGCATCGACTACTGGCAACTGGACGATGTACGACAATATGAGAGGGATTAGTCAAACATCGTCACCTCGTTTGTCTCCTAACACCTCTGACGCTGAAGTTGATGCATCGTTTTTAAAGCTAACAGCCACTGGTTTTACGACAGAAACTTCCCCGCTTGTAAACGCCTCTGGGGCTACATACATCTACATAGCCATTCGTAGAGGCCCGATGAAAGTGCCTACGGATGCGACTAAGGTTTACAACGCAATTTCACGAACAGGAACAGGAGCAACTGCAAATGTGACTGGTGTTGGATTCCCTCCAGATATGTTGCTTGACACAATGCGTTCAACAAGCTGGACTCGCAGTATGTGGGACAGATTGCGTGGGCCAAACTTGCGGATAGCGACTAACCAGACAAGTGCAGAAACATCGTACACAGACGCTGTTATGGCTTATGGGCAAGATGGAGTAACACTTGGTGCTGATGGAAATTTTGATGTAAACGGAAGCGGATACACATACATCAATTGGTTCTTCAGACGAGCCCCCAGCTTCTTTGATGAGGTTTGCTATACAGGGACGGGTTCTGCCGCAACATTTACACACAACTTAACAGCAGTGCCTGAGTTGATTATCGTGAAAAGACGGGACACAGCTACTATTTGGCCCGTGTACAGCAGCGCTATAGGAAACACTGGATTTTTACAATTACAGTCTGATACTACTGTAGTTACAAATTCTGGATATTGGAATAACACCACTCCTACTTCTTCTGTTTTTACTGTTGGCACAAACAGTAACGTCAATGCATCTGCGGCAACCTACGTTGCCTACCTTTTTGCCACTTGTGCAGGTGTTTCCAAAGTAGGCTCATACACAGGCACAGCCACTACTAAGCAAATTGATTGCGGGTTTACTGGTGGTGCAAGGTTTGTTCTTATCAAGCGTACAGACTCAACTGGCGATTGGTATGTATGGGATACAGCACGAGGAATCGTAAGTGGTAATGACCCTTACTTGCTCTTGAACAGCACAGCTGCTGAAGTAACATCTACTGACTACATTGACACATACAGCGCAGGGTTTGAACTAAGCTCAACTGCACCAGCCGCCATCAATGCAAGTGGTGGAACATTCATCTTTTTAGCAATTGCTTGAGGTAATTAAAATGCAAGTAAGAATCAGAGAAACTGGACAAGTAATGTACGAGAGTGAATTTCGTGCATACACAAAAGCCAATAGCGGTGCATCATGGGAAACAACCACAACTGAAGTCTTAGAGGCTTTGGGTGCTGATGTAGTCTTTGAAGGTGCGCAAGCTACAGGCGGTACTCTTTACCAATATTCTCAAGCGTCAGGCGTTGAACAGATTGATGGGAAGTGGTACACAAAGTATGTGCTTGGTCCAATTTTTACTGATGGCGAAACAACAGCAGCGCAACAGCAAGCTGCATATCAAGCAGCAAAAGATGCCGATCAAGCCAAGTCTGTGCGTGCCACACGCGACAGCAAGCTGGCCGAATGCGATTGGCGCGTCATCAAGGCTGCTGAGACTGCAACAACATTGGACTCAGCTTGGGCCACTTATCGCCAGGCTTTGCGTGATGTGACTGGCCAGTCTGGTTTCCCCTGGACCATCACATGGCCTGAGTCACCATAATGGACGCTGATGTCGACAAGCGCCTGGCAGTGCATGAAGCCATTTGTGCAGAGCGATATAACTCTATCGCCAACACACTCAAAGATGGCGACAGACGCATGACCAAAATTGAGTATTTGCTCTACGCTGCAATCCTGGCAGTTTTGCTTGGACCAGGCGTGGCTGCCGAATTCGTCAAGAAAATATTCGGGCTATGAAAGACTGGGCCGTGGCACTCATCGCTGCGGCTCTTTTGACTGCCACCATTATTTGGTGCTTTTTTGTCATCATTTTGTTTTGGCCATGATCTATGCTCTGGTCCTACTAGCAACTGCCGAATATAGATGCACCAGATGGATTTGGTCGGGTGATGTCTACAATCGAAGGGTTGTCTGCATCAAGTGGGAGAAGAGGAAATGATTGATCCGATCACGGCCCTAAACGGCCTGCAAAGCGCCATCAGCATGGTCAAAAAGGCCAGCAAGGTCGCCAATGATTTGGGCGGTCTGGCCCCCATGATTGGCAAGATGTTTGATGCCAAGAGCCAGGCCACCAAGGCCATGCTCCAGGCCAAGCGCGAGAAAAAAGGCTCAAATATGGGCGCTGCTCTCCAGATCGAGATGGCATTGGAGCAAGCCAGAGCATTTGAGGAAGAGCTGAAAATGCTCTTCATGCAGACCGGCAAGATTGATGTCTGGAACAAGATCAAAGCACGCCAGGCTGAGATGGACAGGGATGATGCCAAAGAGATGGCAGCTCTGAAGGCCGAGGAAAAGAAGGCAAAACAAAAAGAAGCTGAGATGAATGAGCTGGCCATGATCATTGCAGGCAGTGCTTTTGTCTTGTTCCTGGTCTTTGTTGGTGTGAATGAATTGATGGATTTTTGTGCAACGACTAAACGCTGTGGTCGATGAATGAATATCAGAAACAATTCGATCTGTTTCTCAAAATCTTTGTGCGAATGTGTGTCGCATGGTGGGTGCTTGGATTTTTAAGGTTTCTGCCTGATGACTTATCAGACAAGATCGTCAACAAGTTTTTGGCCTATATAGGACTAGGATGAAAATCTCTTTGTATCAAGCCAATGGCCAATTGCTGAAGGAAGCCCAGAGGGTGATCAGGCAGCAAAACCTCCAGCAGCTTGAGCAATTGAATCGCCAGGCTGAAAAGCAGATCAGAGACCAGCAGCTCAAGGCACAATGGGTCAAACCTAATTCTGTGGATGTGTACGCATGAGTAAAATGCGAAATGCCAAGTGGCGGTAACTACTTGGCATCTCTAACCTAAATGATGAAAGGACATCAAATGGCTGAAATTAGTTTATCACGGGAGCGTTTGTGCGAGTTGCTTGAGGTAGATACCGAAAAAGGAATATTTACTTGGCGAAACACAATGGGTGGCAAAGCCCAAAAAGGGCAACTTGCAGGAGCAAAACAAAAAGCTGGTTATGTTTTGATAAGGCTTGACCAAAAGGATTACTACGCACATAGATTGATGTGGCTTTATGTTTATGGTGCAATACCTTTATTGCATATAGATCATATAAATCGAGACAAGAGTGATAACAGACCTGTTAATTTAAGGCTGGCAACACAAAAACAAAATAGTGAAAATCTTTTTCGAGCAAAGAAAAATACATCTGGATTCCGAGGTGTTAGATTTGAAACTAGATTGAAGTCAAAGCCATGGTCTGCTTGTATTACAAACAATTACAAGCAGAAACATCTTGGTTATTACGCAACAATGGAAGAGGCGATTATGGCTAGACAAGCGGCAGAAGATGCACTTTTTACACATCACATAAGACAATGAAAAACACTATTCTGGTTGCAATTGTTGGGCTTCTTTTGACAGGATGCTTTGAAGACAGGTATCGCTACAAGTGCCAAAACCCTGACCACTTTCATGCCGAAGAGTGCCAAAAGCCAAAGTGTCTATTCACTCAGCAGTGTCCAGAATACCTGGTCGCACCCATACTTGAAAAGAAGGTGAACGATGTCCAACCTACTCCAGAAAAATGAGCCTTTAACAGCAGAAGCCATTGAGGTCAGAATCTGGGGCTTTGTGGTGGTGGTGGTCACATTGATTCTGTGCTTCATCGTGATTGCACTTTTGTATTCAGTGACTTTTGTCACTCAGCCGATCAAATCAATGGCCCCCATTGACCAGGCTTATACAAAGATGTTGAATGACATCGTGCTTTTGATTGTGGGCGGCATTGGCGGTGTGATGACCAAACGAGCTGTCGGCTCTGGTGCAAGGGCTTTGGGAGCGCCACCACCTATGCAGGGCATGGGGCAATGCGCTGGCCAGCCCATGATGGGTGGATATGGCCAGCAAATGGGCTATGCGTCACCAGGTTACAGCAACAATCACGGGTTTAACGCAAGCACCAATGGCATCCCAAGCCAGCCGTTTGGGGCTATGCCGACTTGGACCAATCCAGAGCTTGATGAGTCCTGGACACCTGGTCCACCACCAGACACACCACCAGACCATCTTGAGGATGACCATGAGCGTGTGCAATTGGCGGCTGCACGCCAGGAGGCTGAGTGATGCTACCAATACCCTTACCATGGCTCATTGTTGGTGTCTTGGTCTCATTATTCGGTACATACCGGGTGGGCCACCACTATGGGTGGATTGAGCGCGACAATGACATGAAATTGGCCATTGCCAAAAAGAATGAAGAGTCGAGAAAGATTGAGCAACAGATGGGCGAGAAGCTGCTGGCCCATGAAGAGCAATTAAGAAAGGCACAAGATGAAGTCAAGAAAAAACAGTCTGCTATGCATGAGCTTGCTAGGACTGGCCGGCTGCGCCTCCCAGCCCCAAGTTGTCCACAAAGCACCCCAAGTGCCGCCACTCCCCTTGGAGATATCAAACCCCAGCAAGCCGATGCAAGCGAACTTGAGCGACAGACTATTGAAGCTCTTATCGACATCGCAGCCGATGGAGACAAAGCCATCACCAAGCTCAACGCCTGCATCAGCGCCTACAACGAAGTGAGGAGTCTTCTCAATGGTCAACAGTGAGCAATTAGCGCGGCTGCATATTGGCCCAGAATGGGTCGATGCACTCAATGCCACATTTGAAAGATTCGACATTTCAACGCCACTCAGACAGGCTGCCTTTATTGGCCAGTGTGGCCATGAGTGTGGCAATTTCAAGATTCTTGAGGAAAATCTGAATTACCGGGCTGAAGCATTGCAAAAGCTCTGGCCAAAGCGCTTTGACGCTGCCAAGGCCCAAATGTGTGCCAGGAATCCCAAACTCATCGCCAACACTGTTTACAGCAACAGGATGGGCAACCGGGATGAGGCTTCTGGTGATGGTTGGCGCTTCAAAGGCCGTGGATGCATCCAGCTCACAGGGTCTGCGAACTACCATCACGCTGGCCAGGCGCTAGGTGTGGACCTGATCATGCAGCCAGAGCTAGTGGCCACGCCCCAGTATGCTGCGCTGACTGCTGGGTGGTTTTGGAACACTCACAAGCTAAATCAATATGCTGATGCCCAGGACTACAAGACCATGACCAAAAAGATCAATGGTGGCTTTATTGGCCTGGAGGATCGGATCAAACATATTAACCATGCGCTGTCTGTCCTGACATAATTACCCCATGGCCAGCCAAACACAACAGCTAGAAAACCCGACCACACCAAACCTTGGTTATCCAAGCGAGGTGTATGAGCGCAGGCTTTTCAATGAGAACAATGGCTCTTTAAATATTTACTTCAAAAAGCTGTCAAGTGTCCTGGGGTCTCTGTTTGGATTGCGTGGCGGTAGGTTTATGAATAACCCTCACGGGGCATTCCAGGATTCAACTGACCAGACTGCTGCAAACACCACAACAGCTTACGCCATCACATTCAACACCACAGACTTTTCCAACGGGGTAACGCTGGCCAGTGGCTCCAGGCTGACTGTGGTGGATGCTGGAATTTGGAACTGTCAGTTTTCAATTCAATTCAAAAACACGACCAATGACACCCAGGATGTGGATGTTTGGTTCAGAAAGAATGGGACAGATATTGCCAATTCAAACAGCAGATTTGGCATGCCTGCAAGAAAATCCTCTGGCGATCCAAGCCATGTTGTCGCAGCCATGAACTTCTTTGCCAGCATGAATACCTCAGACTATCTTGAGATAATGTGGAGGCCCAGCGATGTTGGTGTTTCCATTGAGCATTACGGGACAAGCACCAGTCCAACGCGACCAGCAGTGCCATCGGTCATCGCCACGATGAGCTTTGTGTCTAACATTACATAATTGTCATCATGTACATACCACTCAAATTACCACCAGGAATTTATAGAAACGGCACTGAATACCAGGCGGCAGGCCGATGGTATGACGCAAACCTGGTGCGCTGGTATGAGAATACTTTGCGGCCAATGGGTGGATGGCGAAAGCGTGCCAACAGCCAAATGACTGGTCTTTGCCGAGGCTTTATCACTTGGCGCGATAACAGCGCCAATCGATGGATTGCAGCAGGGACTGAGTCCAAGCTCTATGCCATGAACGAACTTGGCACATTGAAAGACATCACGCCAAGTGGCTTTACGACTGGTGCAGCCAGTGCATTGTCCACAACTGGCTATGGCTACAGCACTTATGGCTCTTTGTCTTATGGCACTGCAAGGCCAGACAATGGTGCAAGCGCGCCAGCCACCACCTGGTCCATGGACACATGGGGTGAGTATTTGGTGGCTTGCTCCAATGCTGATGGCAAGCTCTATGAGTGGCAATTGGGTTTCACAACACCAACATTGGCAGCGGCCATCACCAATGCACCAGTGAGCAATAAGGCTTTGCTGGTCACTGCCGAGCGCATTTTGATGGCGCTTGGAGCTGGTGGCAATCCACGCAAAGTGCAGTGGTGCGACCAGGAGAACAATACACTCTGGACACCAGCAGGCGACAACCTGGCTGGTGACTATGACCTGGCCACACCTGGATCACTTCTGGCTGGCAAGCGTGTCAAGGGTGTCAATCTATTGTTTACTGATGTGGATGTCCACACGGCCCAGTATGTTGGCGCTCCATTCGTTTATGGATTTGAAAAGGCAGGCTCTGGCTGCGGCCTCATTTCAGCCCAGGCTGTGGCGACCATTGACACGGCAGCCATTTGGATGTCTAAGGCTGGTTTCTGGACCTATGACGGCTATGTCAAACCATTGCCAAGCGATGTGTCTGACTATGTCTTTGGGAATATCAACTTCAACCAGGCATCAAAAGTCTATGCTGTCCACAACAGCAAGTATGGTGAAATCTGGTGGTATTACCCAAGCAGTGGAAGCAATGAGAATGACTCTTATGTGACCTATAACTACCGGGAAAACCACTGGAATATAGGCACATTGGCCAGGACTGCTGGAACTGATGCAGCCGTGTTTTCAAACCCAATGGCGGTTTCAACTGATGGCTATATCTACGAGCATGAAGTTGGCTTTTCCTATGACAGCGCCAGTGTTTATGCTGAATCTGGTCCAGTGCAATTGGGTAATGGCGACAACATTATGAGCGTGCGGCAAGTCATTCCTGATGAGCAAACATTGGGCGAGGCTGTGGTGTCATTCAAAACCCGGCTTTATCCAACAGGGACACAATCAACATTTGGACCATACACGGCAGCAAATCCAACTTCTGTCAGGTTTTCTGGTCGCCAGGTTAATGTCAAAGTCACTGGTGACACATTGGCTGACTGGCGTGTTGGCGTGATGAGATTAGAGGCTGTGCCATCGGGTAAGCGATGAGCGATCAAGAGCATTTAGAAAGATTACGCCACCATGTGGAGGCGGCATTAGAATACTCTGGAGGCACACACAATTTTGAAGATATTGCCGAGATGGTCCAAGATCACAGATTGCAGCTGTGGCCAGCCAAAGACTCGGTGGTATTGACAGAGATCATTGTCTATCCCAGGCTCAAGAATTTGCATTATTTTCTGGCTGGTGGCGACCTAGATGAACTCTCAAGGATGAGACCACTAATCGAATCCTGGGGCAAGTCTATTGGCTGCACCAGGGTGACTTTGGCAGGCCGAAGAGGCTGGCAAAAGTCATTTTTGAAAGACGAAGGTTACAGCCCTCAATGGACTGTAATGGCAAAGGAACTTTAGGAGAAAGACAATGGCATCAGAAGCACTCAATTGGGCATTGGCCAATGGCATGACCCAGGCTGAATTTGACCGAAACATTTTCAATGCTGTGCTTGACGCGCAGAAGTCTGGGACTAGCAATGCCATATTGCGCACAGAGATGGACCGACTTGGCATCAGCCCAGAAGATGTGGCCCGTGCGACTGGTGTCACGACTCAAAGCGTGGCATCAAAGTATGCTGCTGCAATTCCAAAGACTGAGGCTGAATTGATTGCTGATGCTGCGGCTGATGCAGAACTTGCAGCGCGTACTGCACGCGACAAAACTGCCAGCAAGGCGTTGATTGATGCAAGAAACTTGGCGGCCCAAACTTCTGCCGGCACTTTGACTGCGGCCCAGCAGGCTGCTGCTGCACAAGCCCAGGCCGCCTTGGTGGCCAGACAAAATGAAGCGGCATTGGCTTTGCAGCAACGCAATGCAGCTGCGGCTGCTGAAGCTGAGCGTTTAGCTCAACAGCAAAATGCGGCTAATCAAACTGCATGGGCTGCCCAACAAAAAGCAAATGAAGCCGCATGGGCTGCACAACAAAAAGCCAATGCTGAAGCCTGGGCGAAACAGCAGGCTGGTGGAGCTGCTGGTGGCACTGGTGGCTTGCTTGGACCAACTGGCAACACCAGCGTGACTGGCACGACACCATTTGCCAACGCCACCCAAGGCTTTGCCCAGAACTTTGCCAACTACCAGTCAATCCCAATTGGCGCTCAGTACAACCCTGGCGTGACTGCTGGCGGTGCATCCCCATACTCTCAGATCATGGGCCAGATGAAGCCTTTCAGCAATCCATACGCTGGTGTGGTGGCTGGCCAAGCAATGGGTGGATATAACCCAGGTCTGTATGATCAGATCGCTGCTACTAATTTGGCCAACACAACGGCAGAACAGGCAGCGGCAACGGCAGCACAAAACACTCAGCAAGAATCAACAGGAATGGCCCAAGGTGGCATGGTCCATGGTGGTGTAATGTTTGGCATGAATCCACCTGGTCCAGATGATGGTGCTGTCAATCTTGATCTTGGCGAATATGTGATCAAGAAGTCTTCAGTCAACAAGTATGGCCGTGGACTTCTGGACATGATCAATGAAGGCAAAGTGCCTGCCAAGAAAATGAAATCTTTATTGGGATAAGGTGGCAATATGTCAAAAGGTGGAACAACAACCTCAACAAGCTCCATTGATCCACAGATCAAAGAAGCATTCCTGGCCAACTTTCAGCAGGCCCAAGGCGTGGCTGGTGCATTGCCGGTCCAGCAGTTTGCTGGCTACAACCCAATGTACCAGGCAGGCGAGGAGGCTTTGGTCAACACTGCCTTGGCTGGCCCAGGCATCACTGGCACTGACCTGGCAGCTCAAATGGCTGCTTATGGCGGTGTCTATCAGCCTGCACAAGTGCAAGCAACTAGAGCAAATTTGGGCTTTGGAGCTGGACAAATGGGTGGTTTGGGTGGCGTGCCACAACAAGGTGGATATGGAAATATTCCACCAGGATTTCTGCCTACTGACAGAGGGGCCAGTTACAACACTAGCACTACTTCAGACATGATGGGTGGTAGACGAGACCTTGCTGCACCAATGAGTGCAGCACCTGGCGCTAATCTTAGCGAAAGTGAGCAAGCATTTAATAACACCCTTGCTGGTGCTGGTTTTGGTCAAATGCCACAGCAGCAGCCTCAAGGTTATGGTCAGCCTCAAGGCTATGGCCAACAAGCGCAGCAGATTGGCTCTATTGCTGACTACATGAATCCATATACAAGCCAAGTACGCGCCAATGCATTGGCTGACCTGGAGTCTGCAAGACGCTCGGCCATTCAGCAGACTGGTGAGCGTGCCATGCAAGCGCGTGCATTTGGTGGATCGCGCCAAGGTGTGGCTGAGAGTTTGACCAATCTTGGCTTTGCCAAGCAGGCCGGAACTCTTGGCACTCAATTGAATGAGTCGGCATTTAACAATGCCATGGCTTTGCAGCAGGCAGACATTGCGCGTCAACAGCAAGTCGATTTGGCCAATCAGCAAGCCGGCTTGCAAGGTGCGCAATTGCGTACTGGAGCAGCTGGCCAGCTTGGTAATTTGGCAGCGCAGCAGCAGGCATTGCGTCTTGGTGGCGCTCAAGCTGTCATGGGCGCTGGTGGTGCGCGTCAGGCTTTGGACCAGCAACAAATGGATGCCATTCGCAACATTGGCCTCCAGCGCCTGGGCGTGGTGCAGTCTTCACTTGGTGCGCAGCCTGCCAATCTTGGTATGCAGTCGACAACACCCCAGTATTCAAACCCAGCGTCTGGCGCTTTGGGTGGTGCATTGGCTGGTGCAAAACTATTCCCAGGCAATCCTCTGGCAATTGGCGGTGGTGCTTTGCTTGGCCTTTTGGGCAGTTAAGGGGTAAAAAATGGCAGACTTTGATTTGGGTGGACTTTTAGGCAATATGTTTGGTAGTGGTGACAGTGAGCTGGAAAAGCTACTGACTGCTAAGCAAAAAGAGCAATTAGGTTTGCAATCATCATTGGCAGCAGCTGCGGCATTGCTTCAAGCAAGTGGTCGCGGCCCACAGCGTATTGGCTTGGGTCAAGCACTTGGTGGAGCTTTGCAAGCCGGTCAAGGTGCTTATGAGAAGGGTATGACCGGAGCTTTTGGCAATTTGGTCACGGCAGCCAAGCTCAAAGAGATGCAGCGGGAAGCATTGGCTAATGAGGCTTATGCAAAACAATTCACTGAGCCAGCTGTGGCCCCCATTACCGCAGATCAAGCGGCAATACTGGCTCCAGTATCTGTGGCTGGTAAATTTGGACCAACAACACAACGCGCTCAATTGGCTGCACAAATGCCTGCACCAACGGCATCGCCTGGCATTGTTGGCTCATTAAATCCAGAGATGCGAAGAATTCTTGGCGGCATGACGCGCAAAGAAGGTCAGCCAGAATTGCTCAAGATTGGCATGGCGCAGACTGAATTTGGCAAACCAGAGCCAATGGTGGTTAATGGCCAAGTCAAAATGATGCAATTCAATAAACTTGGTGAGTCAAGAGAATACACGGGCGCCACACCATACGAGGCTCAGTCCCCTGATTTACGCGCATATGAATATATTACTGGCAAGCCATTGGCTGGTACTGGTCAGGCTGGAGTGCAAGCTATTGGCCAATATCGTTCACAGATCGCGCCAAAGACTCAAGTTGATGTGAAATTGCCTGGCAATCAAGAATTCTTGAAAGGTGTTGGTGGCGATGTCTCAAAAACACTGACTGAGATGACAGCCGGAGCAAGGTCTGCAAATGAGACATTGACAAATATTGACAGAATGCTGCCTGCACTTGACAAGGCTATTGTCGGACCAGGTGCAGATTACAGAACAGCCATGCTGCGAATTGGTCAGCAATTAAATATTGCTGGTGCTGATGCAAATGAGCAACTTTCAAACACCAGGATTGTGGTCCAAGGATTGGCCCAGCAAGAACTTGATGCTGCTGCTCAAATGCGTGGCCAAGGTGGATTGACTGAAGGCGAGCGCGGAATACTTAGACGCGCAGCTGCTGGTGATCAAACACTAAGCGCTGCTGAAATTAAGCAAGCATTGTCAACAGCGCAGAAGACAGCCAGATATCGTTTGGCAGCGCAACAAGACTATGTCCAACGCGCCAGCAAATTGCCTGGATTTGAGCAGTTTGCACCGATGTACCAGGTAACACCATATGGCGGTGGCGGTAGTGGCAATCCATTGATAGATGCCATTGACAGACAATTGCAATTGCGTTCTTCTGGAGGTCCACGATGAGTGATGCATTAGAAGGTTTTACAACCGAAGAGCTGCTTAAGATTAAGCAGGGTGATGTCTCTGGCTTATCTACTGAAAAGCTCAATATTCTTAAAGGCATTCTGTCTCAAAGTATTGGCGGCATCATGGAGCCACAGGCTGCCCCAGCGCCAGCATTAACCCAGCCTCTGCCAGCAGCCCCAACGCAGCGTCTACGCTCTATGGCTCAAGGTGTGACCCTTGGTGCTGCTGATGAGATGGAGGCGCGTTTACGCTCTTCTGTCACTGGCGAGGACTATGACAAAGTGCTTGCTGAAATCAGGGGCAAGATGAAGGCTTACCAGGCCCAAGCACCCCTTGAGGCTTTAGGTTATGAGGCTTTGGGTGGTGTTGGATCAGCAGCTGCATTAACTATGGCCTCCGGTGGCACGGCTGCACCAGTCACTGGCCCACGCATGGCGGCCAGTGTTGCCCCATTGGTCAAGGCATTGGCCGGCACATCAGCGCTTGGTGGCATTCAAGGTGGTGTCACTGGCTTTATGACTGGCGAGGGAGACTTTGCTGCCCGTGCATCCAGAGTGCCAAGCTCCACCATGATGGGAGCATCTATTGCCCCAGTGGTCCAGGCCGGATTCATGGGTGTTGGTAAGGTTACAGACATGGCGCTCGATGCTGCCAGGCGCTTGGCCGGTGGTCGAGGCGGCAAGGCAGCAGAAGCTGAAATTCAGCGTCTTGCAAGCGAGACTGGCCTGACCACAGATGAGATTGTCCAGCGCATTGCCAATGGCGAGATCATGGCTGAAAACCAGACATTGCTGGCTGCTGTGCGTGGTCTGTATACCCAAGGCGGAAAAGCCTCGACAACGATCCAAGGCGCTTTGTCTAAACGCCCAGACACATTGCGCAGAGAAGCATTGACAGATATGCAACAAAAACTGGTCAGTGGCCTTAACCCAAACTTTGTTGGACCAAGACCAAACAATGAAAATGTTTTGCGTTTTTACCGATCAACCAATGAAGAAGCCAAATCATTAGAAAACAAAGCCTATGAAGACGCATGGAAAACTGGCGGTGTTATTGGCCAAGATTTATTGGTAAGTCTTAAAGACGCATTGCAAAGATCACCAAGAGCAATTGATGACATCAATACGATTTACACGGCCCAGACAGGCAAAAAGCCATTTTTCTCTTTTGACAAAGATGGCAACATTGTGTTTGCTAAAGCGCCAACATTGGAAGATGCTGAAGTTGTTAGACGAGGCATTCAGACATCTATTGACTCTGCCTTTACAAGTGGCAAGGGTGGTGTTGGATCAGCCCTAAAGCCCGTTGAATTTGCTTTAAGAGAAGCAATTGATACATCATCACCAAAATTAGGTGCAACCCGCGCTGAAGCCTCACAACTTAGAAGTGCCAGAGAGGCATTTAAAGACGGCAGCACTATTTTTAATAAGAGCGCAGACGAAGTGCAAATAATGATGGAAGACATGGCCAACAATCCTGGTGCAATCAATGCATTTAGGGCTGGAACTATGGATGCCATACGCGCCAGAATGGGGACTGGCCGCGCCAAATCCATGATGGGTTTGCTTAGTAATGCAGAAACAAAAGAAGGCGCTATCTTGCGCACGATTTACCCTGGTGATGAGCTTGATGGCATCTTGACCCGTATTGGCACAGCTGCCCAGTCGCAGGCTGCCAAGAATAAGGTTCTTGGTGGATCAGACACAGCAGCATCTTTGATGCAGGCAGAGCGTACAGGGTCAACCATTACAGCTGACGATGTGGCCAATGCAGTAACTGGAAGCCCAATGGCTGCATTCAGAGTGGTCAGCAAAATGGTTGGCGAATCCAACAAAGGATTGTCAGAGCAAGATCGTCAGCGTGTTGCCCAGATTCTGGTTTCAGAAGACCCAGAGATTGTGCGCAAAGCATTGAAAGATGAAAGCGCCATGGCTTACTTGCAACAGAAAATTGCAGCCACAATGAGAGCGCTTGGCAAGACTGTGCCTTATGGTGCAAGCTACATTGGTGAGACAATGCCAAGACCTATGTATGGACAATAAGAGGTAAACATGGCAGGCTTGCTTGATGATATTTTGGGATACATGGAAAGCCCACAGCGCACCCAGCAAATGCAGGGGCTTGGAAGCTCTATTCGAGCCGGTCTTTTGAACATTGAAGAAAAAGACAAGAAATTTCAAAACCTTTATGACAAGGCATTTGGTGATCCAAAGAATCCAGTAAAAGTCACAAACAAGAAGGCTTTGTCTGAATTGACCGAGATGGCCATGGCTGGGCCAATGGCATTTGCACCAATTGGAATGACTAAAAGGATGAGCGCAGCAGAAGCTGCGGCTGCTGGTTATTGGCATGACATTGGTGCTGGTAAGAAATTGCCAATCCCGATTGGTGAAATGACAGCGCAGCGTGAAGTTTTAAAAGATTTGCCGCCAAAAAAGATTGTTTCGCCAGAACAAATGCAAGGTGGCGCGATTGTCCCATTCCATGGGGATAGATCAATTGCTGGCCAAAATTTACTTGGCATTGGCAGCACAAAGTTTGAAACGCCAGTCTATCTTGAGGGCGGTTATGACTTTATGAGAACACATTCACCAACAGGCTCAATTTGGGCCTCTGAAAAAGGTGCGTCTCAAGCTCTTCAAAATCAAATCAATGAAGCCGCTAAAGTTGGCAAGGGTGATGTCTATGGTGTTTATTCGGCAATGGGTCCATTGTCAATGAACTACAACACCATGATGTCTGATGCTTTGCTTGAACAAATGAAGGCTGGGAAAATAACTAAAAAAGCCATTTCAGCTTTTGATAAAGAAGTTAAATCTATCCGGCCAGAATGGAAAGGCGTGATGAATCCAGAATCACGCGCTCAATTAGAAAGCAATGGTGCATTGCGCCATGTCTTTGTAGACAGGATGCAGCTTGATAAATTCCAAAACGCTGGGTTCCCTGATATCTCTTACACAAGATATGCAATAACAGACCCATTGCTACTTAATGAGCCAATGTATTCTGGTGGTTTGTCAATTGGGAAAATGGTTCCAAATGCTGAATTAATTACAAACCCACAAATTCCACACAAAACATATGACACTCAATTGCCTGGTGAATATTTTGGTGGGTTTGAAAAATCAGTGCCAAAAGAAATTTTGTACCCGGACTGGTACAAGATGCGCAGAGAAATTGGAGCGCCAGAAAGTGGTGATGTCAGGTCTTTCCAGCTTGCAAAACCAATCCAGCCAACAAATCAGGAATGGCTTGATAACCTTATGAAGTTTCTTTCAGGCCCATAAGCTCTTTTAGGTTTATCAGCACAAGGTCAATTCGTCTTTGTGTTTCAAGTTTGAAGTCTGTCGGCTCATCTTGTTCAGACTCTACGGCTGATTCAATGAACATTTGCAAAGTATTAAGTGCCTCAAGTTTTTCTTCTTGATTCATTTTTGTAATTAGTTTCATTCTATTCCCCCAAAAAACGCGGCCACCAGAGGGTCGCGTTTAACAACCCGTCTTTTCTGCCTGCGTCTGGCCAAGCCAAAGTCTTTGTCATCGGCTGACATCTTGTCCCGATATTTCCGAATGCGCTCGGCCCCTGGCACTGGACCAGGCGCTTGAGCGTCTTCACCCTCACCCCATGACCACAATGGCCGCCACTGGCCATTTGCATTCACCCTGGTGTATCCAGAGATGTGGACCATGTCTTTGAGGTGTAGCTCAAAAAGAATCCTGGCAGCGCTTCTACGCACGCAAAAGCACATCTTGGCCAGGTCAAGGTCAGAGAGATTGCTTTTCTTTTTGAGTGCAGCCTCAATGGCAGGGCCTACACGGGGTTTATTGCCTCTAGGCATCACTGACCTCAGTGCGTGCTTTTAAGCGCTCCAGCATCGATCTGACAACGAATGCGCGGGTTTTCAGCTCATCAGGGATGGCGTGTCCAAATGCTTCTGGGTGGACCATGTCATTGACCAGGTCTAGGCAGGCTTCAAGGGCTGGTGGCAATTCATTTGTCATTGTATTTTTCCAGTGCTGAGACCTCAATGTGGTCCACCAGGCTTTGCAGCAGCATGTGGGCAATGTCCACATCAGTGCCAGCGATGTATGCGTTATTGAGGGTCATGGACTCTTCAAAGTCAGGCTCATAAGGCGCGCCAAGGGAATCGGTCGAGCCTTTTTCTTCTGGGCTGTACTCCAAGAAGCAGACCAGATCGACACCCTCAATGTCGCAATCAAACTGGTGCAAATCTTTGGGGCAATTGGGTGTGGGCTTCATTTTCTCTCCTGTAATGAAATCGGCATGTACACACATGCTTTACTTTTGGAATTGACCACCACCACCCCATAAGTCTTATGCCGCTTGCAATTCATGCACTTGGCATCAGGCTTTTGAGGCTGGCAGCCTAAATAGTTTAAGAAGTCCACCACGCCACCAATAAGCAGGCCATGCC